TAGGAATGATACTATTATTCCCTTCATATTTAAAACATAGTGTGTATCCATTCTATTGTGATGGAGAAAGACGAAGTATGAGTTTTAATGCATACTGGACAACTCAAAAGAAAGATAAAAAGTGATAATAATTGATATGAATCAAATCTCAGTAGCAAGTCTGATGATGCATTTGAATATGACTAAACAAAAAACAGTTGATGAGGATATGGTAAGACACATGATTCTTAATTCTGTTCGTTTATATAGAAATATGTTTAAAGAGAAGTATGGAGAAGTAGTACTTACATATGACTCAAGACACTATTGGAGGAGAGATTTCTTCCCACAATATAAAGCTAGTCGTAGGAAAAGTAGAGAGAAAGATTTAAAAGATTGGGATAATATCTTTGGTGCTTTAAATAAGATTAAGGCAGAGTTCAAAGAAAATCTACCATACAAATACCTAGAGGTATATGGTGCAGAGGCTGATGATATTATTGGAACACTATGTAAAAAAGAGAGAGAACCAATTATGATTGTATCTGGTGATAAAGATTTCATACAGTTACACAAATACAATAATGTACATCAATATAGTCCTATTGTAAAGAAACACATAACTGGACATAATCCAGACACCTATATAAGAACACACATACTAAAAGGTGATACGAGTGATGGAGTTCCAAATGTGCTGTCAGTTGATGATACATTTACAGAAGGAATACGTCAAAGACCTTTAGGAAAGAAAAAGATAGAGACTTGGTTGGAGTCTATGGACAGTATGCCAGATGAAACCAAGAGAAACTATCAAAGGAACGAGAAGTTAATTAGTCTAGATAAAATACCACAAGACTTAGAAGAACAAATTTTATCCGAGATAGATGCAGCTCCTCATGGAGATAGAAGTAAATTACTTAATTATTTTATAAAAAACAGATTAAAAGAACTAACTGAATCGATAGGAGATTTTTAAATGAGTGGCACGTTATTATTATCAGAGATACTTGACAAAGTACACAAAGCAAAAACAAAAACACAAAAGATAAATATACTAAGAGAACATAATCAAGAGGCTCTTCGTATGGTAATCAAAGCATCTTTTGACCCAAAGATTAAATGGGCTATACCAGAAGGTAATGTTCCTTTTAAAAAGAATGATGCACCAGCAGGAACAGAACATACAGTTCTAGCATATGAGTGTAGAAAACTATGGCATTTTATTAAAGGTGCTGATAACCAAAATGTACAATTTAAAAAAGAAACAATGTTCATACAAATGTTAGAAGGTTTACACGAAAGTGAAGCAGACTTACTTGTTGCAGCTAAAGATAAAAGATTACATCAAGTATATAAAGGTCTGTCAGAACCAGTAGTGTTAGAAGCATTTGGTTGGACTGAAGATTACACAACACCAGAAGTACCAGTATATCCACAAGGAAGTCGATCTGCAAGTGGTATTGCTCAGTAGGAGAATAAATTGGAAATATTTCATGTGGCAATAATGCTCATATGTCTTCATGGTAACTGCACGAGTTTTGAAAGTGCCCCTTACATAAAATTAACAGACCAAGAACAATGTCAAAATATGTTAAGATGGACTTTTCAAACTCAAGCAGGGCCGTATTATGATGAAATAATAGACTTTGAAAGAGATAAACCAGAAGACATAGACATTGTTTATGCTGGTTGTGACCAAACTAAAAGAACTCAAGAAAATTCTAATGAGTGGAGAATTATTGAGGGTGTAGACCCAGAGTTATATATGCCTTCAGACCCAAATGATACACGTTGGCAACAAGGTAACACTCCATCAACAACAATGCCTGAAAATCCATTAGAGTGGGATTTGGGTAAATAAAACTTATAAAGATTTTATGTATATTCTGTCTAGAGTATTTGTTTCTAATAAATACTACAGAATATTTTATTCTATAAAGGAGAAAACTAAATGAAATTATTCATAACACTTCTAGCAACATTATTTTTATTTACTGCTTGCAAAGAAAAACCAGCTGAGGCTGCATCTACTAATTGGAAAAAATCAGAGCATAACTATAATATACAACATGGTAATTTTGGTTTAGAGTTAAGAAACCAATATCGTTCTGATTACCAACACATAGAACCTTCATACAATCTTGGTAAAGAATGGTATGGAATAACTGCGGCTGTAAGAATAGCTGAAGAAGATGGTGCAAGAGAGTATCGTCCTAAACTAGACCACCAAATAATTAATTGGACTCCAGAAGATACAATTAATGATGATGGTACTACATCAAAATCTAATACACAATTTTGGGTAGGACATAGAATTGAGTTTAGAAATTATGAAAATGAATCAACTAATGACTATTGGCGTTATCGTGCCATTGTTAAAGTTGACATTGGATTGTCTGAAACATATAGTGTCTGGGGACAAATAGAACCTCGTTGGACATTTGGACAAGGACAAGAAGAAGATACTAAGATTGATGATATCAGAAACCAAATTGGTGTGAAGATTAATCTTGACGACAATATAAGTTTTAGTCCTTATATTGAAATTATCGCAGATAAAGATATGAAACAAGAATCTGCATACTTAGGAACAGCCTTATCATTTAATTTCTAAAGTATTTTTCATAAAAGTTAGAAAAGGGGTTGACAAACCCCTTTTTTTATAGTACAATAACTATATTGATTACAAACAAAGAAGGTTACATTATGAAAATATTATTTGAAGCTGCAACATTAGGTTTATGTTGGTTCACTATTATTCTTGCCCTAAACGCATTTGTGGGTTAACAGTTTGGTTCACACAACACACCTCTCATCTCATCATTAGAATAGTTGTGTGAATTATCAAAGGGGGGTCTTTATGACCCCTCTTTTTTTGTTTAAACGAATCGCCTGTCAATTTTTGAAAATACTGAAATAAAAAATGTTGAAAATCCAAAAAAAGAATCCTTATAAAACAATGACTTACCTGATTCTGAAAAATAATGTTTGACATTTCCGTCAAACTTGGTATAATAGTGGTATATTAACAAAGAGAAAGAAACAAAAATGAGTGTAATAGTTTTAGAAAAAGAATATCAAGATACGATAATCAAGTTAAACAAAATGACAGAAAATTTTACTACTGTGTTCAGTCAGTTGCAAGAAGCACAATCTGAAATTAGAGTATTAAAAGCACGCTTGAACTATAGTAAAATGACCTCAGCACAATTAAGAGATGAGTTCGCAAACAAACCACCAATAAAATAGAAAGTATATAATAATGAAAAAAGTGATGAAAAAATTTAAAGATATTAATCTTGCTGTCAACAATTTAGTTGCAGCTGCAAACGCAGATTATACAGATAGACCATCTGGTGGTACTGCTAGTACAATGAAAAAAATGAATGATAGGTTCACAAAAGGTTGGGTAATTACTAAAGGTTCAAAATACATAAGATTTAGAACTGCTGACTATGGAACATGGGGATTTGTTGTGAATACCGACAATGATAAATTGTTCAAAAAAGGTGATTTGTTGAAACCTGCTGGTTATGATAAACCTGCTAGAAACAAACCGAGAGGAAATATTTTAGATGGTGGTTTCTCAATAAACTGGACTGGCCCTCTATACCTATAATTAATAATAACAATAACAAAAGGATACAAAATGAGTATGTATAATAATGACGATATAATGAGTAAAATGACAGAACAAGCATGGTTAATAGAACAATTGGAATCTACGGTAACTAATCTAACAACTAAAATAGATATTTTACTAGATTCTGACCTTGCCATTAAAAGTTGGCTCAAGAGAAACCAAGAAAAACTAGATGAATTAACCAATTCTGTAAAACCAATTGAAATACCTGAATTTCAAGGAACTATGGATGCTCTTGAAAACTTGACAATAAGGAAAAGCGTATAATGAATAAACTAGTAGCAATATTAATAGTAGTGATAATTCTAGGTGGAATTACACTATGTAGTGTAGGAGTATAAAAATGCAAGATGAAGAATATATTAAAATGAAAATGAATGAGAATGTGCTACAGAAAGTAACACCAACACATACCACAGATTGGTACATAAAGTGGGCTTCAAGTATGGTATTACTCGTGGGTATGTTACTCACCTCTAATCAGATATATCCATTAAACCTATTTGTACATTTGGTAGGATTAAGTGGTTGGTTAGCAGTAGCTATGATGTGGAACGATAGGTCACTTATCATTATTAATGCAGTAGGAATTGCAATCATGGCAAATGGATTAATCAAGTATTTTATAGGAGGATAATATGACTGAAGAAGAATTGTTAGATTTAGATAACACAGAATTAAGTGAATCTTCCAATGATTACAGTTGAGAAGGGTAATCTAATTGAAGTAACTGGTGGTAACAAAAAGCAAAGACAGTTGACAGCTGATATTGCTCATTGGTGTATAAGACAACTGATGCCACGAATGAGAACTTTGGATATATGGATTCATTTAAAAGGTAGTTTAGAATTTAATGCTGAGGGATATTGTTGGGAAGGTGAAAATAATCGTGAACACTTTGTAGAGGTAAAGAAATCATTAGAAGGTGATGATTTTAAAACTTGTGTTATGCACGAGATGGTTCATGTGAAACAACAAGCTCGTGATGAGTTTCAGCCTGTATTACAAAAGATGGAAGACGAAGCATATGAGAAACAAGAAATATTATTAGAGAGGTGGAAAGATGATAAATGAGATATTGGTAGCAGGACTCCTATTACTACCAACAATAGATAGAGATGATGCAGAACCATTCTTATTACAAGAGGCAACATGCCTTGCAAAGAATATGTATTATGAAGCTCGTAATCAAGGAACTGCTGGTAGACTTGCAGTAAGTAATGTAGTATTAAATCGTATGAACGATACTAGGTTTCCTAATACCGTCTGTGAGGTCGTAGAACAAGGGCCTGTGCGTGAGAGTTGGAAGAAAGATGGTACAATGTACCCTATTAAACATAGATGCCAATTCAGTTGGTTTTGTGATGGCAAAAGTGATGACCCAAAAAATATAAAACAATATCAAGAAATGTTAAATTTTTCCTTGACAATACTCTCAAATAGTTATATACTAGTAGATATAACAGATGGTGCTTTATTTTATCATGCAGACTATGTAAAACCCAGTTGGGCAAAGACGAAACATAGGACTACAGAAATTGGTGACCACATATTTTATACATGGGATAAAAAGTGAACATATTCTACTTACATAAAGACCCTATCAAAAATGCAGAGTATCATTGTGATAAACACATTGTAAAGATGGCTACAGAGTACTGTCAGTTGTTGTCTACTGCACATAGAGTATTAGATGGTGAAATGTATCTAGGTAAGACTAAGAATAATCATAACATCAAGAGATGGCGTTTGTCAGATGAACGTGAGGATATGTTAATGAAGGCAAGTCATGTCAATCATCCATCAAACATATGGGTGCGTGAGTCCAGAGAAAACTATATGGAACTCTATTTTATCTACATGGCTACCCTTGCAGAATATACTTACCGATATGGTAAAATACATGGTTCTAGTAGGGCATCAATGATACTTAAAACACCACCAAAAAACCTTCGTACCAGTAAAAATACCGAACTGACACAAGCAATGCCAGATTACTGTAAGATTAAGAATGACCCAATCTCTGCATATAGGAACTACTATATAAAAGAAAAGAAAGACTTTGTGAGTTGGAAGAACAGACCAACACCAGAGTGGTATTTAGAGGAGTCATTATGACAGACACACCTAAAAAATACGAATCACATGATGCATTTCTAAAAAGAATGATGCAAGATGATTCGGGCAAACCTAATTATCGTAATTCAGATATTGATGCTCTTAAAAGAGATATGAAAGAATTGACCGAAGCATATTATGGAGCTATGAAAAGAATTAAAACTTTAAATGATGAGGTAAGACATTTAAAAGTATATTTAACAACAACACATGAAATGCGAAAATTGATAACACCAGAAACTTCAGAAGAAAAACTTAGACACTATATAAATGTGTCAGCAGATTTAAGAAAAAACATAGACAAAGACGAAAAGAAGTATGATGGAGAATCACCATCTACTATAGCATCATTTTACAAAAACTAGTGAGAATATTATGCCAACTTATGTATTGACCAACACGAAAACTAAAGAAACCTATGAGGAATTCTGTTCATGGGACAATCTTCAAACAATGTTAAAAGACAATCCAAACATCAAACAAGAATTGACATCACCAGCTATTGTTGGTGACCATGTTGCATCTGGTAATCCATCTGGTAAAGGTATGGACGGTGGTATGAAAGAGGTATTCAGTAGGATTGCACAGAGTCATCCAAATAGTGCCCTATCAGATAGATTTGGTGATGGTAAAACTATCAGACAGAAAAAATCAAATGAACTTGTAAAGAAACATGGAATAATATAAATATCAATTTATTAAGGAATTATAATGGCTAAAAAACAAAAGTTAGAGATAGGCTCTTCCAATCTAATATCTGTTAAACCTATTACAGACAATCAAAAAATAGTATTCGACACATGGAAACAAAAAAAGAATCAGTTTCTATTTGGTTGTGCTGGAACTGGTAAAACTTTTGTATCTTTATATCTTGCATTACAAGATGTAATGAACTTACAAACAAAATATGACAAAGTTGTATTGGTGCGTTCCCTTATACCCACAAGAGAGATAGGGTTCTTGCCAGGCGATGAAGAAGATAAGGCTGCACTATATCAAGTTGCTTATGCAAACATGGTTCAGTTCATGTTCCAACAACCTAATGAACAAGCATTTAGTATGCTATATGAAAAGTTGAAACAACAAGGTAGTTTGTATTTCCTATCTACATCTTTTTTAAGAGGACTAACATTTGACAATAGTATTATTATTGTAGATGAATGTCAGAATTTAAACTTTCACGAACTGGACACTATTATCACAAGAGTAGGACAAGACTCAAAGATTGTATTCTGTGGTGATTTTGGACAATCAGATTTATCAAGAACAAGTGAAAAGAATGGTCTACACGACTTCCTAAGAATACTAGAAGAGATGGAAGAGTTTAATTGTGTAGAGTTTGATATTGGTGATATTGTTCGTTCTGGATTTGTAAGAAGTTATTTAATTCAGAAAACAAAATTGGGATTGGGGATTGACTAATGAATATAAAACAACTAAGAGAACAACTAGAAATAGATGAAGGAGTAAGATATGACATTTATCTTGACCATCTTGGGCTGCCTACTTTTGGTATCGGTCATTTGGTTATTAATACTGACAGCGAAAATGGACAGGCAGTTGGGACTATCGTCAAAAAAGAAAGAGTCGCAGAATGCTTCGAGCAAGATGTTGCAGGAGTAATTAAAGACTGCAATAAACTATATAACAACTTTGAAAAATTACCTGAAGAGGTACAACAAATCGTAGCCAACATGATGTTTAATCTAGGTAGAACTAGATTGAGTAAATTCAAGGGTATGAAACGTGGTATAGATTCCTTGAACTGGAATCAAGCTGCAGATGAGATGGTGGATAGCAAATGGTATCGCCAAGTAACAAATCGAGCACAACGATTAGTCGAAAGAATGAGAATAGTCGGTGATAAAATTGGAGCTCGAGATTATTAAATAAGGTATATATAATGGAATTTAACCATGATACAGTAGAGTTGCCTTCTATAACAGCAATAAACAAAGAAGGTGTTCGTGTCTATGAAACACCAGAGGGGCAATACTACCCTTCAATCACAACAATATTATCAATCAGAAATAAGAAGAGTCTTATGGAGTGGCGTAATAGAGTTGGGCATGATGTTGCAAATCACATTGCAAGAACAGCTGCTAATCGTGGTACAAAAGTCCATCAAATGGCTGAAGATTATTTAAACAACATGCATCTTAAATGGCCTACCAAATGGAAAGAACATGAAAAGAATTTCTTGCCGTGGTGTATGTTCAAGAAACTTTCTGGTAGATTAGAGAGTATAGATAACATTAAGAAACTAGAGGCTGGTATGTGGAGTAATAAGTATGGTATTGCTGGACGTGTAGATTGCGTTGCAGAATACGATAACGAATTATCCATCATAGATTTCAAGACATCAACGAGAGAAAAGAAGGATGAGTGGATTGAAAACTATTATATACAATGTGCAGCCTATGCTGAGATGTATGAGGAACGAACTGGTGAGGCAATCAATCAACTTGTAGTGTTAGTAGTTACAGAAGATGGTACTGTCCAAGAGTTTGTTAAAGAAAAGGCAGAATATATTCCGTTATTAAAGGAAGCAGTTGACAATTGGTACAAAGAAAAAGACCTATAGGAGAAGAGTGATATGAAGTATGTTTTAATAATTTTAATAGTTTTATTTTCCTTCCAATCTTTATCTGAAGAAAAAGAAAAAGGTTTTAGTACGTTGCCAGGTTGGTCTGGTGGCTACAGATATTATTATGATTTAGATGAAGACCAAGAAAGTAAGTTAAGACTGTTTGGGAAATACAAACAAAGAACTGGTAGTACTATTAAGTTTGGTTGGACTAAACAAACTGGTAAAGATTTTAACAGCTGGAACGCTGATGATGATGGTGTAGTCTTCTTTGAACAAGAATTTAAATTTTAATAATAAACCTATAATAACTATTGACAAAGATAATACTTCTATGTTATATATAATATACGACTTGTTGAAGTGGAACGAAGAATAG